TGATGCATCGTGTTTTGTTCTATTAGTTGGGTCAAACCTGGCCCAGTCTTCTAATGTTTTATTAAAATACATTGAACCAATAGTCTCTGGATCTCTATAATTTCCTTCTGTATCAAATCCAACATATTCCTCAATATACGATTCTATACATGATGCGTGTGCCTGTCTCACGTCCTCGCTAGAGTTTGGTATACCACCTATCTCAAGTTCGGTTTTTGATAGCTTGTTCATGTTCTTGTCTGGCCTATTCATGGCAAATCCTCTATACCCTCTATTCTTAAAGTGATACAATAGTCTAGCCTTGTTATTCTCTGCTAGTATTGGCATCCCATAAAAATAACACGCCATTAAAACATCTTCAAAAAATATTTCAGCTGTCTGTGGCCTAGCTATGTATTCTAAAAAGAATTCGTTAGTTGGTCCATCAGACATATGAAACTTAGTCATACCATGGAGAGCACCGTTAGAACCACCTCCTCCAACAACACCTGATATGTCATAAGGGTCACAACCAAACGCTCCCATGTGTTCATTACCTGGATATTTTTTCCCATTTTTAGTTATAACATTATTTCTTAAATTCTGCTTTGGTATCCATGACACCAAGAACCTACCATTCTTATCTGGAGTCCAAATTACCTCAGTGTCTTTTTCACCGTTCTTCCAGTGGAAGTAACCTCTAGTCAAGAACTTCTCCTTAATTAAAGAGTCGTTATAGTCAATCTGCTGATATATCTTAGTCAAGTTAAATATAGACTGCTTAGACTCGTCTCTAAACGCATGAGACTCAGTTCTAGGGAACTGTCTATAGAACTCGTTAAGTGCATCAGAGTCTGATTTAAGTGCATTAACTTCGTTGTTCCACCAAGTTATTACACCAGTACTTATCATCTCTCCATCTATACCCTTTATAGGTTTTTCTGGACTTTCAAATACTGGCCACCCAAACTCATCTATGTATCCCTCAACGTTCCACTCCATTGGAATAAACAAAGAGTATAGACCACTCTTAGTCTGATCATTAGCAGATCTCTGGGCCACACTACTATCGTTGTATAGCTTCTTAAAGTTCTCACCACCCTTTGGTAGTGCGTTTGATGTTGATCCCATCATACACTTACCAATGACCTTAGCTCCCAAACGCAAACAGGTCTTAGTTACTCGCCAGTTATTTAAAATGTTCTCTGGCTTTTCCCACTTACCACTCTCGTCATGAACAAGCAACAATAGTTTCTCACCATCGTAGCTGTTGTCGGCTGTGTTCTTCCAGTCAATGGTTGTGTCTAGTCCCTCTATGTCCTCAGTCTTTTCCTCGTCCATGTTTTTCCTAGTAATCTTACTAGCAGGTACACGAAACGCCAACTCAGTCTTTGGATTATCCATACCGTCCTGTATTGGCTTGAAGAAGAACGGATAGTTTCTTATGATTGGTACAACCTTGTCGGTAAACATCTTCTTGGCATCGCTACCAGTCTTTGATAGTATACCTATTCTAGAGTCTCTTACAATTGTTCCAGTGTTACAAGTCTCTGCTGAACTCATAAAAGAGAATCCAGAACGTCTGTTCTTTAGGTAGCACATTCCAAACGATCTGTTGTCTGCCTTGCATGCCTCCCAAAATATATAAAATATTCTGTTTGACTCCCTAAAGTCTGGAAGACCAATATCAATCTTGGTCCACTGTAGGTACATGTAATGAGTTCCAGTTATGTATGTTGGCTTTCCATTATTTACAAACCAAAATCCATTGTCTCTCCTATCAAACTCATTCTCTATATAGTCTACGTACTGAACTTTAAATGCATTATCCTTTCTATTCCAATCAAATATGCTCTTTATTCTTTGAAGTTCTTTTGGATATTCAACAGCCTGCCATTTAGAACCTCTATCTTCTATTTCATCTGGAACAGATGGTAATGCTATCTTTAATCCACTTACATCATATATATCGCCTATAGTACCATCTTTAGATATTACAACAAGGTCATACTCTTTATTATATCCGTACTCCCAGTTTTTTCTCCTGTTTTTATTGGATACTGTTGACTTGTTTACATAATCTTCAAGAATTGTGTATAGGTTATTTTCCATTTTTTATCTTTGCCTTTCCCTCGGCAAACCCATGTTTTCCAAATTCAATTTGTGCAACAGGCTGTTGCGTATCCTTGTTCTCTTCCTCTTCAATCTTTCCTAGCATATATATTGCATCCTCGAATGCAAGTCTTTTTGCTGATGCCGCATTCTTTAACTTATCAGCAGATATGTCGTCCTCAGCATGAGTGATTATTGGTTCCTTAAGAACCTTTATTAACTCATCAACAGCTATCTTTGCAGCTTGTATTAACTCTATTTTTTTAGACATATATTCTTGTTATACATTCTATAAAGCACCTCATCATCTATTCTAAACTCGTACTCACTATCTGGTGAAAATGCTACAATATCACCCTTTGATACATCTTTAAGTAAATCATTAAAGTATACCAGTTCACCCCATAATTCTTCTCTTGATCCAGTAGTTGAAATAACTTTATCTTTATTTTTTATAGGTCTTACAAAACAAAACGGATATGGTGACATCCATTCACCTTCTGGATCTTTATATAAGTACAACTGATCAGACTCTATAATAAAGTAATCATCAAACAGGTGATGCCAACTACTCTTCTGGTTGCCCTTCATATCATAGTAAAACTTAAATACGTTATGATGAACTATTACATGATCTCCACTCTTTATTGGCCCATCATAATTTATTGGAACAGAAACAACCACACCGAGTCTGTTAGATACAGTGTGGTCTTCCTGTGATGCGCTTATAATAAAATCAACCTCACCATACTTACGTATGTTATCATAACGCCTACTATTGTAAGGTTTTATTATAAAATGATGTGGAGACTTCATCAGAAATCTATGTTGTACTCAATAGATATTGGCATTGAAGAAGAGAAACTTTTCCATTTAACAATTTCTTTATCTTGATTCAATATATATATTGATATAGATGAATCTAACTCCATTAAAATTGTATCAATGCTTCCGTTTCCTCTTAAAACATCTTGTCCAACAACGTAGTGCATAGACTTCATGTAGTCTGGACCTACCGATATTTTTCTAATTATATTCACCTGTTTGAAGATTTATTTTAATGTCTCCATACTTTGATATTAACTCATCTTGAAACTGTGATAAATCAAATGCAGATGTTTCTAGATTAGCTAATGATGCCATCTTTTGACTTTTCATTCGTTCAAATGAAACCTCAATATCAGCGATTTGGAATTTAAGATCTCTGTAAGTTTGATTTAAAGATCTTAGTTTGTCTAACTCTTCTTGAGTAATTTTTTTTTCTTTTGCCATTTTATTTAATTTATAATTATGTCACAAATATAATAAAATTTAGTGACAAATTACATAGAAATATACCATGTAGTATTAGCATTGTTATACTGAAAACAAACTGGAGTATTTGCTGTTAAAGAAGATGGAGCTCCAACAATAGATCCACCAGGAGTTACCCATGTAGTTGTTGGTCTGTTTATTGTTGACATAATTACATACTTAAGGCCATCAATATTGGAACTAGCTGTAGGTAGCGTGATAGCAAAGTTGGCTCCAGCAATTGTTCCAGTAAAGTACGTATTAATGTTTGTTATTGTGGTAGCAATTAATGTATTCGTAGAAACAATGGATGGCGTTTGAGTTAAATTAACGACATCCTGTACTTTAAAATTTACAGTCTCTCCTGTAGAGTTTTTTGTTCCAAACAACAAATCATTTACACTTGGTGATTTAGTTTGATAGTTACCTGCTTTCATCGTCCTTGTCCTTTATATTTTTTTTTATAGTTTTTTGATGTCTTTAAAACAGATGTCTTAGTCTTGGCATGAATACCAGGTCTTTCGACATGTTTTTTCTCAAATGATTTTACTTCTAATGTTTTCTTGCTCATCTATTTCTAAGTGTAAAGTTAATAAAAGTAATTGAATAAAAATTTCTACATACATCAACGTCAATAGCAAAGAACCTTACAGGACCCAGTATAACTCTTATACTTACGTGTCCCCATATCTCTCTAAACCAGTGACTCTTGAACTTCATAAGTTTTTTAGCATTTCAATCATCCTAGGACAAGGATATATGTCAGATTTATCCTTTCGAACTGAATTGTGTGTATATATGCCTGGTGTACCTTTGAATGCTTCCTTATCTATCTTCCAGATTTCTTCTCTGTAGTTCTTAGGTATGTTATATGTTTCGCACAAGTAGTTTACCAACTGTCTAGTACTCTCTATTTGCTCGTCAGTATACTTGTACCACAGAACATGGCCCTTATACGGATTGTCTAATGTTGTAACCATAGATGGATCAACAACACCATTTATATAGTTATAGTACTTTCCATTCTTAAGCTTTAATGGCCCCCAGTTGCATACCTCAATCCCTACTGAAAGTTTATTTAGGTTCTGATATTTTGCTCCATTTACAGCAAAATCCTCTGCATCAATACCTAAGTGCCATGCCCAGTGTCTAGAGGAGAAGCACTGAACAATAGTTCCTTTCTCGCCTATAACAAATGCAGTAGCTATTCTTGAGTCATTGCTATTCCAGAACTTGGATACGGCAACAGGATTACCTCCACCAGCTGTGTGATGTAGGTATACTTGAAGTTTTTTACTATCCTCAGCAAAGTACTGATTGCTAGATAGCCTCTCCTGTACTATCTTGGTTATGTCTAATTCCATCTATATCTTTTTTAATTTCTCTTGCTCTAGCAAACAAGTTCTTCATTGCCTGCCATAAATCTAATCCCTTAACAGCCTTATAGTTTTCATTAATGCTCATTACCTCAATGCTTACAAGAATTAATGATAGTACTTTGGTCAACATTAATTCTACTGAAAAAAATTGCTTAATAATATCGTTCATTATAAAATGATCAATCAAAAAGAATGTAAACAATGTTACCTGATATAATGCCATTTTAGAAACTACGGCAGATAATCCTCTAGATGTTATTGGAACTTTATTTTTTTTAGACTTCCATATTCCAGTTACTGTATCTAATAATATGACAAATCCAATAAGCATTGAAAGTCCAAATATTGGCATAAAAAAAGTTGTAAGTGTCATCAAAATCTGAGGTGAAAATTTTTTAAATGATGCAAATAATACT